AAAGAATGCGCGGCTTGGACACCAGATCCGGAATTTCAGGACATCAAGAGGCTAAGTTATTGAGGAGAAAAATTTCTGGTGCCGAAGAAGGGACAAGGGTTCAATGACACAGCTATTTCACGAACCTGCTGTCTAGGACAGCCTTCCCTGTGATCCCGGCTTTTCCCTCCAAGTTTGCCCTGCCTGGTTGTTTTTGCCTGAAATTAGTCAAAAAGAGTCAAAGCCAATAGACCCCGGCTGCCTCCAGTTTTCGCGTGTCTTGCAATCAGCCGCTGCGGGATAAGTCTCTCCTCGCGCTATGAGAGCGCACATTTCAAAAGGAGATACGCCAATGAAAACGGGAACGCAACTTGACGCAAAACGCAGAGCAGCGGGTGAACGGGAAGAGGAAGGTTCCGGCAAGAGCCAGCCAGTTACAGTCGGCCTAATAGACGAGAGCGAAGTGCCAGCGGTCGCCAGAGTGGGAGGCAAGCGGAGTGCCCTGCTGGACACCCAAGAATGGAGACAGGCCTGTGAGCTTCTCAACAAGGGGCTGCCAGAGAAGAAGGTGCTCCGCATACCGCTCAGTGGGGAGACGCTGAAACTCGGCAAGACCACCAAAGGGACGGCCATTGCCTTCAAGCGTCACCTAATGACACACGCGAAACGGATGAGTTGGAAGGTGGACATTTCCCTGAAGGGTGAGGAGCTGTTCGTGAAGAACGAAGTCAAAAAGAAATAGCGACAGGGCCATCCCCCCATTCGCCCTCCAGCTTCGCTGGGGGCTTTTTTGTGCCCTGAAGTTCCCGCGTGTCGCCAAAAGTTCTAGGGCCGATTTTCTCGGCTCGTGGAAAACTTTTACAGCGGGATTCACCCCACCAAACATTGTCTGGCTCGGCTCCGGTGGGCTGAGCGTGACCGCTTGCCCAATTTGCTCTCCGCTGTGCACAGGGGAATCTGTCCACGTGGACTATACGAAGCGGCTGTGAAGGAAAATCCCAAGGTCATTGCCGAACTGCGCAAAGACGTACGCAAGGCTGCCAAGTGGGAACTGCAACGCTATGGCTGCCTGCTAATCCCCCAAAGTTCCTTGCTGTCGCCAAAGGTTTCTCCCCGCACAATCTTGGGTTTTTCAAACCACCCGGAGGGACACATGGCAACTGGCGACAAGGTTTTCACCAAAGGCGTTAAAGGCAAGACTGTTGATCGAATCGTCCTGAGCGATGACAACGAAGAAATCGCAATCGAGGTTCGATTTACTGATACCACTTCTTTCAATGTGCGACTGGCTCCAGGCCAGATTCAGGTAAAGGGTGCTGACGTGCTGGCTTGGAAAGATGGTAACAGCCGAGTCATCAGGAAGCTGCTGTGAGCCGGACATTCTTACTCGGTCGGCTCCTCGCAACTCCGGCTGCCCTTGAGGCGTGTGCTGTCTCTGGTGAAAATCCCTTTCGATTTATCGTGCGTCACGCTCGGGGTGATTGGGGAGACCTCAGCTCAGAGGACAAGCTGGCAAACAAACGCGCACTGGAGGAGGGCACTCGACTCCTCAGTGCGTACCACCTGAAAACTGGGCAGAAAATCTGGATCATCACCGAATGGGATCGAAGCGCGACGACGGTGTTGCTGCCGGAGGAGTATTAAGAAAACCCCGGTTACGCCTGCCCTGGCTTTGTATCAGGCTCTATAAACGGATCACCACCCGCTGCCTGCCACATGTCGCTGGTGGCTTTCAGGAACTTTACGCTTAGTGGGCCTGCTTCAGGAGATTTCAAATCTCCACCATTTGCAACGAAGGCTTCCACTTCTGCTTTCACCGAATTGAATACAGCCATCTTGCGATTAAATTCTGCGCGAGAATCTTTGTCCATTTGTGCCTCCGTGGTTAGAACTAATCACCTTCTCGATCAAGCCACTCATCAAGGTCTTGAACATAATCTCGTGACCATACTTCGCGGTTCACGTGTTTTCGATCCAAATTTTGGATTTGATCAACGTCGGCCTGAGACAACACACCCTTCGCAATTAATAAATCGAACAGACCGTTCAATTCCATGGATGTTCTGATTGTGCGAGCGGTCATATTGCTCTCACGTGGTTCATTGAAGCCATGGGAGCGATCTTTTGCATCGTACTTTTTATCGATGAGTCGCAAACCTATACGGAAATTTTCACCAGATTGAGACCATAGACACGGCCCAAAACGCATTTCTCTCGGCTCGTCTTGTATCCCTTTGCGAACCACTTGAAGACATTCAGCCATATCGCGAATGCGATCTTTCTCCTCACGTGTCACTTCCACACGAGCAATTATTTCCAAGTTGTCCTCAAAGAAAAATGTCTCTTTATATTTGTATGGCTTTAGCTCCCATCCATCAATGATCAAAGCCTCTGGTTGGAGGCTTTCCACCTCCAGTAGCTCCCATGTAAACCGCCCTCCAGGCTGACCAACTGTTTGCATGGAATCGTTCTCGCCAATCCTCCACTGCTTATGTTCAGTTCCGTCAGTTTCAACTGTGGCTCCGCTGCTGGAGAATGCCTGAGCCCAATCCCTTTGATCATCATTCAAAGCGTCAAATATGATTCCTAAACTTTGGAGAGTTTTTCCGGTATGACGCGAGACGTAGGAACCTTCATTGTTGACGTACGCATGAATCGTGCGATCACCGCACTTTATGTCGATGTTCATCAAACAACCCCCCGGCATGTGATTATTTATAAAAGGGTATGCGAATACGTAGCGAGATCAGGGGCAGTATTCCCCAGCCCCGTCCCGGCAATTGATCCCGCGTTTATCGGCGCAGACCGAAATGTTTAAGCCGTGCGGCTTTGCGTTCCAGCTCTTCCGCCTTTTTCATCAGCGTGTCTACGAAATTGACGCAAACCTCAAAAGTTTTCTCGTCTAAATCCTCGTATGTACGCCAATGCACAGACTGATAATTGCCAGATATTGCCATGCTGGTGTGTGGAAAGAGCGCGGTCACATATTTGTATTCCACCATATCAACGCCGAGAGCAAGGAAACTCAACACTTCGTTGGCGCGGTCAAGCGAATCCTTCGTCTTGCTGTCAAGCTTTACGCCGGAAGGGGCTTTTATGAAGTCCATCTCGCCAGCGATGCTAAAGCGTATTTCGGTGTAGGCTGCGCCCAATTTTGACATAGCCTCCGCTTTATTCGGCGATCCGATGAAAAACGCCGCCTTGGCACCTTGGATGTATTCACCTGCTCTAACAATTCTGTCGTACTCTGCCACGAGCTTTTCCTTTCGAAAATGCAGAAGGATTATAGCAGCGCATTTTCGATGCATCGGTCTAGATGGCGACTAGTTTTCCACAGAAATACTTTTTTGCACAACTTGACGTGCACTGCTCTGAGGCGCAGTATGGGCCAGATTATGAAAGCAGGTTGGAGAAATCTAAGAGCACATGACTTTTGAAGAATGTGTTTTTCTCATCGAGCATCTCCACAAAGTGCTAAATCAGACCGTCCTTGAAGTGGAATTTCTCGAATGGCTTGCAAAGAATAGAAGAGCTTGCCGGAGTGGCATTCCTTATCAGGATCACTTAGTCGCCAGCATTCTCGAAGAAGCGGCCCAGAGCTGTAGAGCGGCGATGTCGGACGCAAGCGCAAATATAAACCCGGAACATTTGAGGTTCTTGGAACGAACCGAAGAAATAAGTGACGAAGAGGCACTAGCAATTTTGAACAGTGAACTTCCCGCGCTGCTAGATGCTGGATTTCAGGAGTCTGAAATTGTTCAATCCTTAGCTGGTTGGCGGATAACTGCCTTGAACGATGAGAAAAGGAGCGAAGAAAAGAAGCCGCTCGATCAGAAGCTCGCTGACATACTGTATGCAACATCTAAGCGGATTGAAATGGTGTTATCACAGACAGCAGATCAGAGAGCCGAGATCATTCTCACACCTGCAGCAAAAATCTTCGAGAGGAATCCAGATCTGTTTGAGCCGGATCTTGATTTTGTTGAATTGGTAAAACGTTTGAATAACACTGGCAGGAATGAACGCTGCCCTTGTGATAGTGGCAAAAAGTTTAAGAAGTGCTGCGGCATTTGACAACAAAAACCCAGCCGAAAGGCTGGCTGGCGGGAGGAACCGCTCTGTCCCGATTTTTCCCCAAAAGCACATCAATTCATGCAGCCTTTTTTGTTAGACTCCTGCTTGAAGGAGCGTCTTCGTATGATGCGTCCATTACCTACACATCATGAATGGGCTTTGGAATGGCTTGCTGGAGAAGCAGCTGGTGTAACAAGAGGAAGAGTAACTCAATCACAACTAGACGGAGCTAGACGGCGGGTGCTGTCCTGGGGCGTTGATGTTGCCCTCGTGGAACTGACCATCGCGAGTAAGAAGGCACCGCCTCGCGGTGGAGTTGTTTAAAACCGCCTTATGCCAAAGCGTTAGCGATAATGAGCAGTTGCCCACATTGTGGACAGTTATGTAGCAGCTTGTTGTCAATATAGATGTGCCCCAGGACGATACCAGCTAAAGACGCCGCCACGCCGAGCCAGGGATCTACTTTCCCAAAGGCTGCCCCCACCAGTCCCAAAGCAATCTTACCGCCGAACTGCTCGCCAACCGTTAACGCGCTTGTGCTGAAACATTTTGGACAAGTTACTAACTTCTGTTGCATTACTTTTCTCCGAAAAGGGATGCAAACACTGTGCACATCCTTTGGTGCATTCTGCCAAATTCAGGAACTCGCGTCAACAGCGAAAGGCTGTGGAAATTCCCGGCTAAATCGTTGTATGATTCCCGCCATATTTTGAGGTGAAGTATGCGACAGATTCGCGCCATGCTTTCGCTGCTATTACTCGCCCTCGCGTTGAATACGCAAGCGCAAGATAACATTCCGCTAACACAGGTTCCGCCGAAGCCGACGTGCACCCCGTTGTTGACTAACGGTGCATGTGCCAATTTATGGCGAAATTACAACCAAGCCTACGCACAGCGCCAAAGGGAAGAGTTGCAGTTGTATGTAAATCGTCAAAAGGAATTAGCCTCGTCAGCCGCTACGGCACCACTGCAGCAGCAGATCACCGAACTCAACAAACTGACAGCTGACCAACAGGCTCAAATCAAGAAACTACAGGAGCAGATGCAATCGGACGCCACGGCTGCTCTTGAAGCTAAACAGGCCGACGCGAATGCTTCGGTCGCTTCACAGGCTGCTGCCCACAGGCAAGGTCTCTGGCAAGGAACAGGCATCGGGGCGGGTGCACTGTTACTTGTTCTTATTGTGATTTTCGCCATCCGAAGACTCAGCCGGAGTTTTACCATTACAAAGAAATCGCAGGCCAGCGGAGCATCGGCTTGAAATTCTTTGTCCCCGCTGCCAGAGACGACGCACAAGCAGAAGAAGTATATGAGAGCATACGGAAATTTAATGGTGAGCAGATGGGAGCCAAGCTCAGTCATCGGCGCATTTATCGCCTCTCTGGAGTGCACGATGGAACACCATTTACCGCCACTGTTGGGGAAATATTCGAGCGACTTCGGGAAGTAGTAGTCGCAATTCTACTTGATACTTCTCGCGACGTTTATTTTATCTGCACGGCAAATCGCGGAGTCATTCGTGGTGAACCATACCTGTCCGGTGCCCATGAAATTCGAGGTGCCGAGGATTTCGAACCTATAGGGTGATTCTCATTTCCCGAAAACCGCCACCGTACGATGAGTGGTGCCATGCCCCTCTTGTCCTACGTGAAGGCACTTTAACCCATGATCTAATAAGTGTTGACAGGCTTCATCAAAACGTTCGCCATCGAGCCTCTCTTCGCGGCATACAGGACAAGGTTTCCCCACATTGCTTGCAACCGTAACCATTATTTTGCTTGCTTTGACTGTCATGCTGTGGAATATAGCACAGGAAAATCATAAAGGTGCCGCCCGGCTTAGTTGTTGGCTTTCGCCGTGAACACGTGCTCGAAGTTGGGATCATCGACACTCACCCGAAACTCGCCCAGGATGGCTGGGTCTCGCCTGTAAACGTTGGTCTGCTTATTGAGTTGTCGTTTGGTCAACCCTGTCTCTTTCGTGTTCGCTTTGTCAACGAGGCCGTGAATGTAGGAGCCGAGTGCAACTTCGCGGGAATCATTCGAGGCACGGAGCTTCTTGCTGGTTTCGGAGAGCGTCCGCCGGATTGCAGGCCGATGTATGCGGTACGCATTCGCCACTGTGCTGAAATTGCGCGTTTGTGCATATGCGGCTATAACTTTGGACAACAGCATCTTGATCTTGCTTTTGCAGTAACCACCTGCCCACTCCGTTTCTTCCAGTCCTGCCTTTGTCAGAATTTCCGCCATGACTTCTTGAGTCGGGGTGCCGAACATCAGAATTGCACCGAGCCGCTGGACAGCCTGCCTGAGCCTCACTGAGCAAATCGTCTGCGTCGTCTGGAAGAGTGGCGCGATCACATTCTGAGATTTTCCCAAAACGTAATAGCTGAGCAGCAATTCCGTGTCATCCTTCGACAGAAACCGAACTGCTTTTATGAAGGACGCGAAGTTCTCGCGGACGAAAACCAGTATGTCGCCCTCGACCAAATCCTCTTGTGTTTCCAAAGAAACTGTTGAGGCGTTCTCCAGCCACTCATCTTCACTGAGCTGGAGGGCACGTTGCGCCGCAGCTCGCTCTATGTAAGGCTCAATGTTATCGGCAAAGCGACTCATGCGTTTAATTTAATACCGCGCAATGTTGACAGCTGGAGCTAGAGCGATTGCGAGATGTGTGCCAACGCACATGAGCAGCATAGTGATGGTCAACACTCGCATGTAGTTTTGGAACCATACGCGTGCCATGCCTCCGCATCAGTTCACGTGTAACTGGGCCTGGGTTGGAGTGACCTCGACCACCGTCGGTGCGGTTGAGCAAGATGCCAGTGCCATTATCTTGACGCCCATAAGTCGCGATGAGTTTCATTTCGTGAGCGAACGCTTCATCCTCAGTGTTGTGGAAGAACTTCTGAATGCGCTCACGCGGTGGCACTTGAAACAGATGTCGGTCTCGGCTGCGCTTCTTCGAGCCACAGCCAGCGTAGAACGGAATACGGTTCTCGTCCAGGTAGAGGTAGCTGTAAAACTTCATCGCCTAAGTGAGGCGAATCGAGAATTACTGCGACAGTTATCAAACTGGGTTACTTCCCAACAACGGAGCAAATCACCGCACCAGCGGCTGCTCCAATTGCGGCACTCCCTGGCTTGCGAACAGTCGCACCGGCTCCAGCTCCGAGGCCAGCGCAGGCGCTCACCTTCATGATCTTGGTAACTCGATGCCAAACACTTCCACCCTGTGATGTCTGGACAGCCTTGTCCCGCTCCTCGGTCAAGGTCTGTATGTCGTTTTCCTTTGTAGCTATTGTCTTCTTGAGTGCATCCCGCTCTGTATCGCATTGCTTGCAAGTTAGAGCAAAAGCCGCGAGGTCTTGCTCATTCTTCAGTGTGAGCTGAGCGATAGGAGCATCCGGCAGGGTGTCTTTGGTGATGGGAGCAGTTTGTTGAATCGGCGTGGAGGTTGGAATGTACTCGCGGATGATCTGCGGAGCCAGTGCCGGCTGAGTAATGACCTGCTGCTTCTGCTTTTCAAGCTCCTCAATCCTTGCCTGGGCAGCAGCCAACGCAGCCTTCGCATCTGCATCCTGCTTATTCCGGTCGGCCTCTTTCTGAGCGATGAAGGTTTTGAGTTCAGCGAGTTCCTGACCTTTGTTTTTGGACTCGTGAACATACAGCCACACCAGCAATCCAAGAACAAATACAGCAGCTATAACCGTGCGAGTGTGGGCATGTGTCCAGTCTTCTTTCAGGTTCATAACTTCCTCTGCTAGATAAGCCGGAAGCTGCTGAACCTCTGCATATCAGCCGCTAGCCAATTACCACACCACACAACAGATTGTGCTCGTGCATATAGGCTCAAGATTTTCTACCGCTGTGTTTTGCATCGCGGCCCTAGATCAAAATCATCTGATTCCTACAATCAAAAATGAAAGGCGCACTAGCATGAATAAAACTCAGCCACGCAAAAAGGCTGTTGATGTCCGAGGTGGGAACCGTGACCTCCTCAAGAATCTTTTCCAGCTACTGATTGAGAACGCTGTAGCTCGTGGAGAAATGCCATTTGAAGAGCATGGGGGCTTGAATAGTGGCAAGCGTCGGACGATCACCAAGCGGCTCCGGTTGAGCGGCCCAGTACCTCGCAGGCTCCGAGCAGAGTTGGAGAAGATCGGATTCTTAGCCACTGGCATGAACCTCGAGGTTTGTGGTCAATTTTTCACCCGAAAGAAAGTTTGATAACGCAACCCGAATTTTGCTGCTGTGGGAATCAGTATTGAAGATTGTTTCCGGTCAGGAACAGCAACCAGTTTCTAAGACGTTGTACAAAGCGGCCCGAAGACTCCTGCCCTCCCTGACCGGAACAGGTCTTCGGGCCGTAGGCCATTGGAGCGATTGTGAGCGAGAAGCAGAAACCGGAATGGCAACAGAAGTGGGAGGAGCTTACCCAAGGCGCTCCTTACTTGGAGATCAAGGGGTTCTTCGAATACCAGAAGGATGTGCTCAGTCTGAAAAATCCTTCTTGGATAAAAGACTCCCTGCACAAAGACTTCGACCCGCAATATTCAGCGTTGAACCCAACGACCAGATGGGTGCTCGATTGGTGCCGGAGACAATGCACCCGCATGTCACACAACCTTGAGAATAACGTCACGCAGCTCACAGACATGATGCACGTGTCAGGCAAACTGTACTCAGACTGTCGTCAGGCGTTACTCACGCTGATTTCACGAGGGTTTTTGGCCCCATCGAATGAGAAGGATAGTTTTACAAATAAACTAAAGAGAAGAGAAATTAACTTAAATAAAGAGAAGAGCAGCTCCTCAAAGACGGAATCCAAACCTGAGACTGGAACGGGTGATCAGAATCAGGGTCAGAGTGCTGACGCAGCTCCCGTTAAGAAACACCAAAACCTTGCCAAGGCTCTTTTCCTTCTCTTGGATTCCCCGGAGCAATACAACAATCCGAACACCATGGATAAGTGGAATGAGCAGCTTTACATCCTGGTGAAACCCGATGGCCCGTATGAGGCCGAAGAAGTGGCCCGCGCCATGGGCTGGGCGTTAACCAAGAGCGATTTCTGGCCCAAGTGTATTTACAACGCGGAGAACTTCGTCAACAAAGCGGAAAAGATCATCAATCAGTTCCGTGGTGAGAAGAAAGCCAAGAAGAACGCCGTCGCCGCAGTTAAAGATCAAGACCCAACCAAGGCTGCCAGCCTGAAGGAGGTATATGTCCCACGCAAGCCAAGCATTAAATTCTAGCTCCGCACAGAGCTACTTCGCCGCGCTGATGGAAAAAGTGCCAGCGAAATATCGGCAGGCTCGACTGCCAGTTCCGTACAGCTCGGACTGCTTCATGTCTGCTGAGAAGCACGCTAAGGTGCAGAGCGGCCTGTTGGAGCTGCTGGAGAAGAATCAACACCAGAGCCTGATTATCTACGGCCCTCCCGGATTCGGAAAGACAACTTACATGGCCGCTGTATTTGCGGAAGCTGCTAAAAGGCAAAGCATTGAGCGGGAAATGGGCCAGGGAGTCACCACGAAACTGTACTGGTTCGATCTTGGAGTGTGGCAACAAGAGACTGCTGCTCACCAGTTCGGTCGTCGCGTGACAGCTCCCGAGGTTACGGTGGAAGTTCTCAAGCGAAATCGGGAGTTTAGCTATACGCCCTGTCTGTTCATTGATGAGTTCGACAAGGTTTCTGACAAGGATCATTTGATCCAGTATGTGAACCCTCTCGTTCGTTCTGCCTATGACAACAATTGCAGAATGGTCATCACGACGAATCTTACACGCGATGAGTTCGCTCAGCGTTTTGACGTACACATCAACCGCAGAATTGAAGAGCGTTGCGCTGCGGTGGAATTGGAGTAAAAAATCATGACCATTGAAGATAAAGAACATGAACGCTGGTTGGATAAGCAGCAAGCCAGAATTGAGGAAGAACGCAAGACTCGCGAACTTCTTATGTGCGGTCGCTGCAGCTGTCCTCTAGAGTGGTGCATGTGTCCGATCTTAGACGAGATATTGGAGGAATTATAGTGTTCATCCTAAAACAGTCGCTATATTTCCGTTGCCCCGATTCTGGCAGAGATATTCATGTTCGGGAATTGGATGAAATGAATCCGGAAGACATGCGATTGATCCGCAAGCTGTCTGCCAGTGAGGAAAGATTTGTGGACTTTCCAGAGTTTGCGAGACAGTTTTGAGTTTTCGGGATGGTGGAAGTGCTGCCGGTATGTAGCTGAGCCGCGTCAGCAGGTGGAAATGAGGTCAGGACTCTCGCGCCAATATGAGGCCAATTTCAGACTCCGTTACGGCCATGATTCCTACGCCATCCCGATAAAGCTTTGGAGCATTGCGAGATGAGTTACCAGCAAGAGAAGAAGTTTTACGAGGAGTTACAACAGCAGTTCCAGCAGGCCTTTGATCAGCAGGGTGAATTACGAAATCTTGTCAGTTACAAATTCAAGTACGGTGTGTCTCAGCCCAACACGCACTTCCCGTTAGCGAGAGTGATTCCCGAAGTTCTGTACATGGACGAGAATCCCAGAGAATATGACGCACCGATAGCATATGAATCTCTGGCGAATGGAACTTGGGAAATGCCAGAGCATACTGTTTATTTCCCGGATGGAACTTCTCACACAATCGCAGGTATGAAAGGCAGCTGGTGATGAAGGTCTATCAGAATCCGTTTCAACAGCGAGTGTACGAGCAACTGTGCGCTCAGAAGGAGAAGGAGCAAGCGGTATGTCTGCATCATTTCTTCGCGGCACCAGATGAAGGCAAACTCCTGTGCGTTCGCTGTCAACTGATTCTAGAACCGTTGCCCATGTTAGATATGCCCAATGTTTATGACCCTGCTATCCGTTATGAGTTGCCGGAGCCATAATCCCAACCTAAAGGTTTTCCCGAAAACCAGTCATACTCGATATCGGATTCGGGGCAATCGGTAATCACTCCTTGTACCAGTCCATTAAAAAGCTTGGCCGTCCAATGCAGACGAAAGACATTTGGAGATTCTCCATCCTCTCGGATGACGGTCAACTCTTGGATCATCTCTGCTCTTGTGGGATTCCCTCTGTAGACCAATGGCACTTCTGAGATGACACCGCAGAACAGAAAAAGAAACGTATTCCAATTGCTGTCCGTGTCAATGATTTTGGTGGGCAGTTTATGTTCAGCTAAGAATTGACCGAGCGATGACCGCATGAGCTGGAAATTCGATACAAGATTAAAGAATGAACTTTGAACATAATCCTCGAAACTGATCCCTTCCAGAACGTCCACACCATCAAAGAGAGTGGTTACGTTCTTGTCGTCTCGGTCAATTCTTATATGCAAGGCCCAGTTGCAATAGAACTTCAACTCGGAGTAATCGCTCAGTCCTCTGTCCTTACGATGCTCGATCAATTTTCTGATCTCAGCAAGTATGTAGAGAACCTGCGACTCCCGCTGTAAGTCAAGCTCAAGCTCGTCTCTCAATTTGACGATAATCGCACTTTCCATACGTCAAATGATAAATGACTCTCACAAAGGCAAACCCACCATGACACATCACCGTCGCCATTTGAGACAGTCACCATGCCGCTCAATATCCAGCTCTAGTCGCCTCTGAGATGCGCATTGTCACTCCGTGACGGCAGCGGAGCTGCATCCGGCGCATTAGTCATCTGCATCTCCCAATCCGCCTCACCCGTTCTGCCTTGGAGTCGTAGTGTGTCATCAGTCGTGCGGAGCACAGGATGACACCGTGGCCTCTCCCACTCGGAGCCGGGTGATGGAGTTCCTTCGTATGAATGATGAGCCGGGTGTGGCACCCCTTCAGTGGAGCTAGCTGGGGCGTGGCAAAGGCAAACCCACCATGACACATCACCGTCGCCATTTGAGACAGTCACCATGCCGCTCAATATCCAGCTCTAGTCGCCTCTGAGATGCGCATTGTCACTCCGTGACGGCAGCGGAGCTGCATCCGGCGCATTAGTCATCTGCATCTCCCAATCCGCCTCACCCGTTCTGCCTTGGAGTCGTAGTGTGTCATCAGTCGTGCGGAGCACAGGATGACACCGTGGCCTCTCCCACTCGGAGCCGGGTGATGGAGTTCCTTCGTATGAATGATGAGCCGGGTGTGGCACCCCTTCAGTGGAGCTAGCTGGGGCGTGGCAAGAGTGAAATTTCAGATTTCCACCCAATCTCATATCGCTCTGGGATCCCACCGCAATCCTCACCAATATCACCACCGCCTAACGTCATAAGAATTCCCGTTTAGCAATTAGTCTCAGATTCCCGACTTCCGCGCACTCGGTTGATGGCCTCGAACATAACCCTTGCTGTTACATCCTGTGGTCGCCACGACTTGCTCAAACAGACACTTGAGTCCTTCTGCAACTGTACTGACATTCCTCCGCAGCAGACCATCATCATTGAGGATGGCGATATTGAGCGGCCAGACTGGCTAAACGAGCGCAGGTTCCGTGATCTCGGCCCTGTCACTTGGATCAGCAATGGTCTCCGTATGGGCCAGATTTACTCCATTGATCGCCTGTATCAGGAAATCACCACTGAGTTCATCTTTCATTGCGAGGACGACTGGCTCTTTACCGAGCAAGGGTTCATGGCTCCGTCTCTGGAGATTCTCAAGAAGCATCCTGAGATATGGAGCGTCAGCCTACGTAAAAATGATTGCAATGGTCACCCGCTCACCAATGACTCACGATACCCGTTCAAGATTCACGAGCCTTACTGGCGTGGAGGCTGGGGTGGTTGTCACTTCAATCCCGGCTTGCGTCGGCTCTCTGACTACAAACGCATCGGTTCTTATGGCCGGCATGCAGCCTACGGGACTCACGGCTTGGGCCACGAGTTGCAGCTCTCCAAGATGCATCTGGACATGGGCTACAGAATCGCCGTCCTCCCGCAGATTCACGTGGTTCATACAGGTGGAGGCCGTTCCCGCGCTATTGAGCCGCTGCCAGCCCTGCCCAAGGTTCTCATCGCAGTCCCGGCTTGTCACAAATTCGAGTACAGCAAGTGGGAGTCGGAACAGTCGCCTCATTTCGATCCAGCAAAGGCTTACAACGGGCAGCCATACGGTACCGATATTCACATCAGTGGTGACAATCCACGCATTGATGCTGTCCGCGAGACGTGGTTCAAGGACATCGAGCCTTTCAAGGCTCACGTCACCGGCAAGTTTTTCTACGGTGAGCCTCACCCGCGTCCGGCTCTGGATGACGAAGTTTACCTCCCTTGCGGCGACGACTACGCCTCACTGCCTCAGAAGACCATCGAGATTTGCAAGTACGCTCTCCGCGAAGGCTATGACTACGTTTTCAAGTGTGACGACGACACAGCCGTGTACGTGGATCGCCTCGTAAAGGGACTGCTGGAACATCGCTTCGACTACGCGGGTTATGAACACAGCGGAGTCTGCACTGGTGGGCCGGGTTACTGGCTGTCGAAACGCGCGATGAAGGCAGTTTCCGAGTTCAAGCCTTACCACTGGGCCGAGGATGTGTCAGTCGGCCACGCACTCACTCAGGCTCGCATTCGAGCGGTCATGCTCCCAGGACACAGACCCGGATTCTCCGCTCACTGGTTCTTCAATGAAGGCTTCGACCCCAAGAAGCTAACTCCCGACATCGTCACCATGCACGCGGTTCAGCCGGAAATCATGCGGGAGTGGTACGCGCACGAGAGGAGCAAGTAATGCCAAAGAATTCTCACTGTCCCGCTGTGGACGAAACACAGAAGCTCTGGAGCCGAACGCTCACGGCAGAGGAGTACGACCTGCACGTGCTGACGCCTGAAGAGTTCTGCATGAAGTACCGAGTGAGCAGTGCCAAGTATCTGGCGAAGCTGCTCGAACTGGAGGTTAGGCATGGAAGCACAGCCTAATTACCAGACCATTGAGGGCATCCAGCAGCACCCGCTGTTCAAGTCCATGACGGAGAAACAGCAGAAGTTCGCCGTGAAGTTCTTTGAGACCGGGGATCGCCTCGCTGCGGTGTATGCGGGATATGGAACTCATTTCAAAAACGAGAAGGCTGCTCGGATAAGAGCGCACAGAGTGCTTCGTTACAGCACCATGACAAAGCTGCTCAACATCTTCGAGGGCGAGAACAAAGACCGTGGAGCAGTTACCAAGCAAGAGCTTATCGAACTCACATCATCCCGCCTACGTGAGAAGGATTTGACCATTGATGAATTTCTTCAACTCTCTCGCCTATTCCTGCAGGTGCAGCAGTGGAGGAAAAAGAAATCGAATTCCTCCCACTCTAGTAGAGACGAGACAGAGGATGTCCTATCGCTCGTACAAAAAATGGAGAAGGAGCGGAACAGATGAGTGCTCTAGCCGTCCTGAGTGGCAAAGCCCCTATGGCTCCCACAAAGGACAAGAAGACCAAAAAAGTGAAAGTCATTAACGTGGCGAAAAAGATGGCTCCCCGCAAGAAGTAATGACGGATTTAAGCCACAAGGCAGCACAGCTCGTCCTCGAAAGGGATCGAGCCAAAAAAGATAAGTTGTACTTAGCCACTCAGGTTCTGGGGTATGACTTTCAGCCGGACGTCCACACAGAGCTTTTCGGAAATTTTCTAAGCCTCGACAGCACCAAATCAATCGCTGAGCAATCGACACAAAAGGATCGCATGATCCTGTGGTCACGCGGCCACTATAAGACAACGGCTGTTGTTGTCGAAGTTATACAGCTCATTCTGAATTTTCCCGACATTCGCATCCTGCTTATGCAGGGCACGATCAAGAACACCGAGGGCTTGCTCGGAGAAATCAAGACGCACTTCACAGGTGAGGCTCCCAGCTCCCGGCTCTCTGAACTGTTCCCTGAATTCTGCGCTAAGAAGCTCGGCACCAGACAGCGATTCACCGTCCCGGCTCGTATTCGTAAGCAACTGAAAGAGGCAACTGTAACAGTCGCCTCACCAAAGTCAGTGAAGGCTGGCCAGCACTACGATGTCGGATTCTTTGACGATCTTGTAAATGACCTCAACTACAAAAACCCCAAGGTCATGAAGAAGGTCATTGAGGACTTCTGGCTCTATGTCCCACTCATTGATCCAGGCGGATACCGTTATGTGACAGGAACGCGCTACACGTTCGGTGACCTCTACGAAATTATCATCCGCAAGAACGCCACAACGAACAATTGGATCATCAGCATTAAGGATTGCTGGACGGATGACGGCAAGGACGTGCGCTTTAAAGAGCGCAAGCTGCCCGATGGTCGTGTCATAGGGTTCACCCGCGAGAAACTCCTCCAGACCCAGGCCGAAGACCCTGAGATGTTTGCGGCGCAGTACCTCAATAAGCCAATCAGCACCACGGCCCAGCTATTCACCGAAGAGTTGCTTGCCAGCGCCATGCGGTCAGCAAAAGAGGAGAAGTTCCCTGCACTTGGCCCTGCTGTTCTTTTCATTGATCTAGCTGCAAGTCGCCAGACGCACCGTGACCATAGCGTTATTGCTTGCGGCCAGCGCGATTCGATGGGCCGAGTTTATCTCACTGACATTCGTGGAGATCGCTGGTCACCAGACCAACTCATTCTGAACGTCATTCAAATGGCCCTTCAGCATAGGCCACTCAAGATCATGGTCGAAGGCACAGCCGCTGGTACTTATTTCATTCGGCTGCTGCAAGTGTTCGGACAAGAGAAGGGCGTGATCCTGCCGGTCGAGGCCATCAAAGTCTCAAACGAAGCAGGCGCAAAGTTCATACGAATCTCATCAGTGCAGGCAGCTTTAAAGAATGGACGCCTGTTCTTTCTCGTGAACCTTCCGCGCTGGGACATGGTGCGCGAACAATTCACTCAATTTCCAAAAGGCTCTCACGACGATTACCCGGACACAATCAGTTTGATGGTTCAGTGCTTCAACGAGGCTGGTGGAGTGCCGGTGCGTCCCATCCGCTCAATCATGGATGTCATTAAGGCCAACGAAAACATTATTCCGCACTTGGTCACCCCTCAAAACGAGTACGCGACAGAAGGGATGGGCTCTGACTTTGCCTGTTAACGATATTTCAACTGCTGAACTTATTAGTAGAGATCAATTATGAGCGGCTTCGAACAACTTGAACAGGCGATACAGCCGACCCTCGACCCTCTTCTGCCAGAAGAGGTGGCATTTCAAGACGAGGAACTCTCTGATGAGGTGGCGCTGTCCATTGTCCTGCAGGATGTGGTGATTGCTGAGAGCTTTCGCCAGTCTAAAAACCAAGTTGCTGACATGGATGACGCTGAAAGGCTCTACCGGGCTGAAGTTAAGCCGCGTTCCTGGCCTGATGGCACACCGAAATCCAGAATTGGCATGCCTCTTGTGCTGGAGGCCATCGAAAAAATCCTACCGACCATCTACTACGCATTTTTCACCAGCGACCCGCCGTTCATTTTGGAAGCGAAGGGCAAAACCACAGCGGATGCGGCCCGTGCTAAAGCACACGTGCTCGACTGGGCTATAAAGCAGGCTGGGTTCAAAGAGGAAATCCGGCTCGGACTGAAAACAGTCCTTCAGTACGGTTTCATGATCGGTTCCTGGGGCTGGAAGACGTCCGAGAAGACGATAAAAACTTACTACCGGGATGACGCAGGCAACGTTAAGGCCAAGAAAGATGTAATTTACATCAACCATCCCACCTACGAAAATCTTGAGCTGCGTCACGTGCTGGTCGATCCCTCTTGTCGCACTCACGATGTTCGCAAAGGCGCGAAGTACATCATCAAGCAGCTTTTCATCACAGCAAATGATCTTGATGATCTGCGCAATGATCCTACATACAAAAATGTGCCCACTCGCGAAGAGCTGGCACTAATTCTCTCGCAACGAGAGGAGCCAGCTACGGACAGCATGTCCGGTAACAAGCTGAACACGACTCGTGATCTTCAGGCTGAGCAAGAAACAAAAGAGACATCTGTTGACCCGCTGTTACAGCCTTTGGAGCTGCTCGAATATTGGTCGAATGACCGAGTTATCGTGGCATTGCAGCGCAAGATCGTTATTCGGAACGAAGCAAGTGAATTTGACCGCTTGCCTAACGTCTCATGCGCGTTCATTGACGTGCTCGGAGCAATGCAAGGCTTCGGAGTCGCTAAGTTGCTCGGCGGTGAGCAGCGTCTGGAAACAGGCGTTATCAATTCTTGGATTGACCAGCTTGCTATGGTTCTCAACCCAGCCTATCAGATGCAAAAGGGGCTGGGAGCCGGGACACAAAGCATCAAAGTTTCTCCGGGCAAAGTGATTACAGAGTCCGGTGAGTTGAAACCACTCAGTGCTGTTTCTGTCACCACAGAAGCGTTGAATGCGGTCGCAACTTCCGAAGCTAGAGCCAATCGCCGTGTAGGAGCCAATGGTGGCGGTGACATGCCGACTCAGGCTCTCCGCACTGCTGAGGGAGTGCAGGCGTTCAGCACTTCAGTTGTTGAGAAGCTGCAATACTTCATTGAAATTTTCACGGAACTCGTTTTCGTTCCTGTGCTCGAAGCATTCCTTGAACTGTGCGCAGGTCACCTGACCCCGAAACAGATCAACGAAATTCTGTCGGAACGCGATGGCAAGGAATACGCGGGTGACATTCTCGACGTTTACAACGCCTCCTGTGACATCAAGATTCTGGCAAGCTCCAAGCTCGCTGCAAAGAAAGCAGCTATTCAACTGGTCCCGCTGCTGGTTCAGATGCTCCAGTCTGATGCGGTGCAAGATTCGCTCGTGATCCAGGGCAAGAAATTCAATTATGCGGAGCTGCTTGAGCAAACGATGGAACTCATGGGCTGGGACATTGATGCGCTGATTCAGGACATGACACCTGACGACATGAAACGCGCTATGGCCATGAATCAGGCCGCAGGCAAGGCTCAGGCTGACGCATCACTGCAAGCGCAGAAGCACCAGGACAAGCTGGAAGAGATAAATGAACAAGGCACAGTTCGTGCCGGCGTTCAGGCTGTGAAGCACATCTTCCAAAGCTCAGCAGATGACCCGCAAACAGATCAGCAACTCGCTCAGAGTTTGCTCGGACAGCCACAGCAAGGCACACCGGAAGGACTAAATGGACAGCAATAAGGAAATGACAATCAAGCAGGAGCTGGTGAAGACCACCAGCACACCGGGTTGGGCGTACCTGAAGCAGCTTGCGGAAAAACTCATAAAGAGCAAAGAGGATAAGGCTCTTTCTGAAGAAGAAGAGAGCAAAGTGGTCGGCTTGCAGCGCAAGGCCCAGGCCGCACGCAAGTTTTTAAACGAATTCCTAAATGAGATTGAGAGGAGCAAGCAGGTCGAACCACCTGTCAAGCAGCTCTCAGAATTGATCGCAGATTATTAACCAAGAACTAATAGCTCCGGATTGGGGCATGTAGGGGAGAAGTGATGAGCGAGAAGCAAGAAGTTGATTTGTACGAAATTCCAAAAGCAGAGCTGTTTGCCATGATTGGCAAGGCTGCTGAGGAACCAGCGTTGGAAGATGGCGAGGGCAAGGAACCCAATCCGGCTGGCGCTGCTGTTCTGAAGAACATAGCGAAGCGTGATGCCAGTGGTCGCTTCGTCAAGAATGACGACGTTCAAGAAGAGGCGGCAGATGACGCGGCTCAGAACGATGCAGACGAAGTCGAGGAGCAAGAAGACGAGCCAGCGGAGACTGTGTTCCGGCGCACCATTGACCTGGGCGACGGCTCAGGCGTGCAAGTGTTTGAAGCACCAACTCTGGAGGAGCTGGTTGACAAGCTGGCTGAGGCTCAGCGCAACGCTTCCAAGAAAATCCGCGAACTAGTTATCAAAAAGAAGGAAGAAGAGAAAACCACAGCAGACGAGGAGTTTGTCATCTCGCAAGAGTTGATGTCCAAACCCACTGCTGCATTTTCTAAACTTTTTGCCTCTATTGTAGGGATGCCTATTGAGACCTTCAAAACGAAGGTCGAGCGGCTCGATGCCTTTGAAAAGGCACAAGCGGAAAACGCGGCATCCACGAGTTTCGTACAAAAACATCCTGAGTACGTGGCGAACGAAGCCAACGGAAAGCGGATGGTTGAGTACCTCGGGACTTGGAATCTTCCGACCACGGAAGAAAATCTCGAGAAAGCTTTTCAGGCCTTGAACAAGATCGGATTGGTCGAACTCAAGTCCAAAGAATCAAACGCTGCGAAGGAACAAACAGGGGCTGATAAGTCGCGGATTGCGACCTCAGAAGAAGTGGTGCCACAACAGCGTCGGCGGGTGTCTTCAGGTTTGTCTCAGCGTGGTCGCACTGTGACTGTGCCAACCAAACCGAAAGAGCCGAGCGAAGACGAGTTGTACTCGATGCCAAAAGACAAGCTGTTCGAAATTTCATTCGGCGGCAAACGGTCTTAACCGCAGCGAGAGATCTTCTTTGAGGTAGTTGTTTTATGTCTCTCCCCACTGCAGCGTCAGTCCTGATTAGCGGACTGTCAGCTTCTCCTACTATTTTTTACGACCGTACAGCAATCGACACGCTGTACAACAACCTGTTCATGTATCAGGCCTGCGAACTGAAGATCATGCCTGAGCACGTCGGTACCACGATGCAGCTCCAGGATTACACTGCGATGGCTGCAAATACCACCACGGCCACGGAAGGCACTCCAGGCAGCGGTCAGACCCTGACCAACAACCCTCGCAACTTATCTCTTGACCAGTATGTGGACTACGTCACCTTTTCCGACAAGGTCACGCTGACTGGTTTCCAAGAGGTTGTTGACAAGGGTGCCGAACTTCTGGGCGAACGCGGCGCACTTTCTGTTGACACTGTCATCTCCACCGCAGTTGATACCGTTGCGAACTCCGATTCTGCAACCCGTATTGACATTAACGACGGTTCTTATATGAACGCGCAGCAATCGCGCAACGCATATTGGAGCCTGCGTTCCAAGAACATCAAGCCAAAGGCGAATGGAAATTTCTTCGGAATCATCCACAGCCTGTCTGCTTTTGACTTGGTCAACGACACGACTGCTGGCGGCTTCACTGACCTGCAGAAATACTCTGACACTCTGGCAAAGAGCAACCCTGCTCTGGCCGGAATCGCTGGAGCACGCGTCGGTGTTGTCGGCGGCGTCGAGTGGTTCGAGTCCAACGCAGTTCCGACCGAAACCAACTGGCAGTCCAGCACTCACAATGCTTACCACGCCTATGTGTTCGGCAAGGACGCCTTCTTCGCATCCTCGCTGGGCAAAAACAAGCTCGGTCAGCGCAACTTTACCGTCAAGGTCAGTAACTTTGATGGTGGCAATGCGCTCGATCCTGCCAACGTGATCAAGTCTGCTGCGGCTTACAACTTCTTCTTCGGAGTCGTGAAGCGTCCTGGCAGCACGAATGGCTTCCGCCGTATCCGTTGCGAATCCAGCATCGGCTAATCTCTCCTTTTAGCCGCACGAGAGCCGCTCGAAAGAGCGGCTTTTGTGTTTTTGGACTGTACGTCCCTTTGTAGAGGGGCACAGTGATTCCGCTTTATTACCTGATAAGCAACAAGCTGGATGAGTCTCAAGAAAAAGCAGTCCGCTCTGCACTCACCATCACGCCACTCTCCGGCATTTTGATCTGTGATCCACAAGACGGCGAGTTTGCTCACCGCTTCGTCAATGACGTGCTCCTAGTGCGCTCCTCTGAACAGGCAGAACCCCTTGCTCAAGAGCTTGGAAGAAGTGTCGGAGCTGTGGCCGTTGTCGGCCCTTTCAAAGATTTATTCACGGCTGTCCACGAGGACGGCACAGAAGAGGTAATTCATGTCGGCTACTAAACGCGTACTCCTCGACCCTGAGGAAAGCCTAGCCAAGCTCAAAGAAGAGAACGAGGCTATCTACGACAAGCGCAAGATTGCGGGCCAAAAGGAATTAGAAGATCAAGAACGCTCGGCTGGCCCACGCATATCATTCTCTGAGTTTCTGTCCCGCCTGAAAAAACTTAATTCCCAACTCATTGTCAGAGATGGCTTGCCAGGACACGTGGCTCTGTATGCACCGAGGTCTCACAAAGAACTGGAAACCACAGAGCGTGATGTTGAGAGAGACATTTTCTTTTACCACCACAAATACGTGAGCGGCTTTCCCATAGAAGCCATGCCCGAGTATGCCCACATCATCGTGGACGAAAAGGGTTTGCCTAAGCGGGAATATCGCGGCTGGCGGTCGGTGCTGATGTCGCTGATCAAGCAAGACGTTATCAGATACGAAGCAGCAGTTGATGAATTTGGCGAAGCCACAGGCCAGCGTTCACATCGCTGGCATGAAGAGTTGAGAAATTACAGAAGTCGGTAAAGGAAACAACATGAGCAAAGCAGAAGTGAACGAAGCACAGCACAGCAACGAACAGCCGTTAGCCATTAGACCGTCCGAACTTGCGGAGCTGGTGAGAACGATTGTTCAAGAAGTAAAGAAGCCCGACCCGCTCACACCAGCGCAGATACGCGAGATCGAGCAGGCACAAGAGTACCGTCTCAGCAACTCTGAGCAGGTGAAAGCCGAGGCTGAACAGAAGACCGCGTTCAAAGAAATCTGTTCGCACCTTCGCAAAGACGGCACAGCCCGCGTCGTTTATGTCCAGAACCAGAATTATCTGCTCTGCCAGAAATGCCAGAAGGTCATTCGCCCGGAGAAAGAGCCGGAACTCTTCAACAGGCTCTTCCAGTTGCAGATGGCAAGCAACCAGTTGTTCGACTAATCCCACATGAGTAACAGCACTGTCAAACTTCAGAGCATAGTGAATCTGGCCTCGACCCACGCAGATTTAGTCCCTTTGGCGGGAGTGGGTGGATACACCAATGAGCCAGCTCTATCGCTCTGCAATGATGCTGTTCAAGAGCTGCTTCAGGCTCCTCTCGACTGGAAATTCAACAGCGTCGAGATGCCGATGCTAGTCACTGCTCAGAACAAGCAGGACTATCTGTTTGCTGGTGCTGTCGCATTCACCCTTGGTGGTGCTGCCACCGGAGTTGGGATTGATCTCGCTTCCAACAACGCAATCACTGAGAGCGGTACCACGGTCACGGTCAACACGCTTGAGGCTCACCGTTTCAAGGTTGGCGACACGGTTTATATGGCTGGAAACACCGTTGCTGCTTACAACTCCACGTTCACCGATGACGGCAATTCAAGCACGTGGTCAGGTGGCTGGGTAATCACTGCTGTTGGAACAAAGTCCTTCACGTTCACTCACAGTACGTCCGGCCTCTCCACTTCTGGAGCACCAGGCATTACGGATTTTGGATGGCTTTCCTCGGCCACGATGGTCGAGATGAACAACACGTCTTCCCCGCAGAATAGCAGACCATTACAGGCTGTTCGCGACATTGCTCCGTGGAGCCGTGTTGCCACGCCTGAGAAGGTGTGCGTGCTCAAAGACAATGGCGATGGGACTCTCAAAATTCGTTTCTATTACGTGCCGGGTTCAACAGCTTGGGGAGCCAAGCTGGTTTATCAAGCGAAAGCCCCGCTGAAAGTTGCTCTAACTGATACCTGGGCACCGTTCCCGGATGAACTCAGCTACGTGTTTCGTCAAGCGTTTCTGTGGGCAGCATATCGCTACCTTCGGAGTCCGATCGCTGACGCGGAATACCAAAAGCTCCAGCAGAGGATTTTGAAAGCCCTTGGTGGTAATGACCGCGAGACCTCAGACGTGTATGTGACACCTGCTGAAAGCCTCATGGATATGGGGTGGTAAGCAATGGCAGCAGCAAGTGGTGTCCGCAGAAATCTCGCTGAAGCCGATGGAAGTCTGTACATCAACAGATGGCTGACGGGACAGTACACGAATCGCTCTCCCCTTTATGTTCCGGTTTCAGCTCTTGGCATACAAGTAATTTCCAGCCGTGATGTGCTTTGGGATGGTCTGAATGTTGAGTTGACACCACAGATGACATTGGCTCGTCGTTATGGTTTCAGCCGCTTCTGCTCATCGGCATTTGGCTCCTCGGACTGGCCTCTCGCATTCTCCAGTTTCAAAAACCTAAGCGGCACGATCAAGCTGATGGTGGACACGCCCACCAAAGTTGTGTCTTTCACCGCGTCTGCTCAGTCCACAGTTTTCAGCAAGGGCACGACTGCTCAGACGAGTTTTCAAAAGGTCGGCAATACCGTTTATATGTGCAACGGCACTGATGCCAAAAAGTGGGATCAGACGACCGTCAGCACTTGGGGCATTGTCGCTCCATCAACAGCCGCGTCAATCAGCCTGCCGGGTGGATCGCTGTCTCCCAAGATTGGCTTCAAGTACGTCTATGTTTTCAAGAACAGCACGTCAGGCCATATCAGCACTGCAAGTCCCGTATCTGCAAGCACGGGGATACAGACAAGCAAGAACATTGGATTGTCTGGCAGCCGCTCCACTGATGCCCAGGTGGACGACATTGACATTTATCGTACTGTTGACGGCGGAAGCGACTACTTCTATTTAGCAACAATCAGTAACCCTCCTTCTGGCACTTGGAGTTATACAGACTCGACGGCTGACTCTGGCCTCAATACAGATCTTGTTGCGCCTTTGGCTCACACGAATGATCCGCCTCCAGCCGGCATAAGCCTCGTGGTGTTCCACATTGACCGCTTGTTCGTCGCCGTGGACAACAAAGTTTATTTCGCTGGTGGGCCAGATATAACAAATGGAGTTCCTGAAGAGGCATTCCCACCCGCAAACTCATTCAAGTTCCCAGGCAAAGTCACAGCAATGGCTTCGACCACATCAGGCCTGCTGGTTTTCACCAGTACGGACTCATTCGTGATTCTCGGCAGCGACACTGTGACGTTCAAGCCGAAGCCTTGGCAGAAGAATTTTGGAGTGCAATCACAGAACTGCGTCGTTCAGGACGGTGACCTGATTTACGTTTACACGTCCACACGTCAGTTGTTCTCGATCTCTGACCAGATCGCAGAAGCGGGTTTTGTTGTCAGCGACAAATTGATGGCGGACTTTAATCCTGCCTCAGCATATCTGGCCCTGCACCGTAACGGCACGGATCAAGGCTTGTGGCTCAGCAATGGCAGCACGAAGATGCGCCGTTACTCGCTGGCTACAAATTCCTGGGATACAGAACACCAAGTTGTCAACGGAGCTGGAGCAATCGCTTCTGTGCAGTCCACGGATGGCAGCTGGAAGCTGTTCACAGGCCGCACCAGTGGCAGTGGCTTCATATTGGCGCGTGACACAACGACATCTCAGGACGACGGTTCAAGCTACAGCGCATTCGTGACTGTTGGTTCATTCGTGGTTGCACCACCGGGAGAAACAGCTCAGATTGACGCAATTTTCTTACAGGTGATGCCAGTTGGCACCTACCCCACAGTCTCAGTTCTGCTGAACGAGATCAGCGGCACCTTTACCGCATTGCCGAACCCAGTTTCCGACCCGCCAAAGGTGTCAAGCTCACCTTCGACCACAGTGACCATGAATCGCCACCACTTTGGCTTTGCAACTACTCCGCTGGCCAGAAACCAAATTCAGCACATGCAAGTAAAGATCACATTCGCGGCTGAGAACTTCAGAAACGAATTGCTAGGTCTTGGAGCAGGAGCAGTCGCGCAATGAGTGACCAAGACTTCGCTCTAAATAATTTGCAGATTCCCAAGTTGTGGCAGCCCAACAGGAAAGTATTGCCGAATGCGGGTATTGATCTGGTCGCAGTAACGAACCAGATTGACGTTCTCCAGAAAAGTATTGATCAGACATCCACTGCTGCCTCTCCTGATGCACCTCAGCAGGTAACAAGTGTCTCTGCTACCGAGTCACCATTCAAGACTCAAGACGGCACACTGAAATCGAATGTGTCGGTTACCTTCACCATCAACACCAGTGATACAGCTTTCGACCACGTTCAAATTTGGTTCACAGGATACAACGGCAATTCCCAACCTCAGTTGATGCCTGGGGACGCTCGCACTTCGCCAGCAAGTTTTCTGTGCGATACCACAAATGAAACAGTCACGGTAACTGTTGTGGCTGTGGGCAGCAGCGGATTGACTGCGGATTTTACTTCTGCGCCTACCACTACTGTTGTGTTGGACGGAGTGATCTCAGCTCCCCCAGCTCCCACAATTGCTCAGAACTTGATTGCAACTCCGACCGGATACCAGTTCAGTTTCAATCAGCTTGCAGGGCTATCCGCGGACTTGATTGACGGTTATCAGGTGTGGCGTAACACCACAAACAACGCAGGCACAGCAAGCCGCTTTCAGTATTTCAAGCACAACCCTTTGAACAGCACAGCCGTGGTGGTCACTGATGTCGCTCCCAACGGCACGACTTATTTCTATTGGGTGAGCGCAGTCAACACCACAGGACTTGAGTCCACAAAAACAGCCGTACAGAGTCAGACGATTACCAGCGGAGCCACATTTGGCCTCGATGGCAATCCTCACGTGTGGACAGGGCGCAATCTGGTATTCAATTCAGATTTCAGCATCTACGCGCAGCCAACAGGCTTTCAAGATCCTCTAGCCAGCTCAACACGCGCTAACGATAACGACAACACTGGTGCTGCTCAGAACACACCGAACGGCTGGACTCGCAGCTTTGAAAGCAGCGGCAACGGTGAGGGCGTCATTTATCGGTCAAGCAGTACAACGTTGCCATCGCAGGGCAGCTATGCGCTTGTGCTGCAAGATCGCCATAGCAGCACCAATGACATTTTCGCGGCAGTATCTGACGCTTTTCCGGTAACGGCTGGCAAGCTGTATCGGGTATCAGCAATGGTGAACGCTGGCCTCGGCGGCAGCTTTCCAACTCACGCTCGCTGGTTTTTCCGCATTCTGTTTTACAAGACTGGCACAACAGATTTTGGTAGGTCTTCAGCAACTCTGTCTGCCAACACTCCGGTCTTTACTCAGCCGTCCACCGGATTCACTCCCAACGCATCGACTGGATTTCTCGATATCGCCAACTCGTCAAGTTTAACCGGAACTCAGACACCCGCTGCAACTGTAACCGCACCATCTGATGCAGCATGGGCGCGTATTGCTTTTTATCACTGGAATGATGGCACTGCTACGGCCTCGGCGTGGAACCTCGTTGTTGGAGACGTCACCTGCAAAGCAATCTCTGTTGATGGGGATGCTATTTACACGGTTTCAACTTTGCTCAACGGTCAAGGGTCGATTCTGCCTAACCAGGCGATCACATTCACCAAGGCCGCTGAGACTACATCTACATTGGGTTTCAGCTGGGGAACCCAGTCTCTCGGCAGAGCCGACGGATCAACCATATCTCTCAGCTCAGGAAGCCAGAGCTTCACTTCTTTAACTGCAAGCACGACATATTACTTCTACCCGTATCTGACAGTCGATGCCTCCAATGTGGCCACAATGAACTTCCTTGGGCCGTTTACCTCGCCCAGCGCAGCTCAAGCCATGAACGCTGCCCTCGACACTCGTATTCCAGCGGGTGTTTTAAGTGATGCAACTACGGCCAGCGGTAGCGGTGGTGGTGGAACTATTGATCCTGGTGGCCCCTGTCCTCATGAAGACGAATTGGTTTGGATCATCCGTGGTGGGGCCGATCCAGTTCGTATCCCAGCTAAAGAAGTCAGGAATGGTGACCAGATCAAAGGCTGGAGTTTCGCAGAACAGAAAGACGTATTTCGTCCTGTTCCTCATTACCGCCATTCGCCGTCCACCATGTGGTTCCGTGTGCGCGGATATTTGGTAAGCCCTTGTGAGCCGGTCTATGTGGATGGTCAATGGATTGATGCTTGGAGAGTGTCAGGGGCAGAGAAAGTTCGCGGACTTCCCGCTGATCGCATTGACATCTGGGTGGATGCCAATAACCACGAAGAGCATAACTACTTTCTGGACAACGGAACCGATGCGCCTCTGTTGATTCACAATCCCGTACTTCCGAGAAGCTAACTATGAAAATCGGTGGATGGATTCTTACTAAAACTGACACGCACCCCGATGGATATCAATTTCCCATTGTGGCTTCATTGTCTCTCGCATGGCACGGCCCAATGCAGCCCTTGAAACCGGATGGCTGGATGCTGGTACAGGTGCAATGCCACGCAGCGCACTTCGAATACATGAAGGGTGATGAGGACATTATTTGGATTGGCAATGAATGGAGCAAAGTGCCACCAGAACTGCTGGAAGCATATGCAGAGAAGCTCGACCCGAACGAGACATATCAGAACTTCGGTCAGGTGTTGGACAAGCTCGCAGAGTGGGACTTTCGGTTTTTAGAGCGATTGCCTCACAAATAAGGACAGACGATGGAAAAAGTAACAGTCAGACCTGCAGAACCAGAAGACTCGCAAAATTACATGGACTGGCTTGCGGCTGCAAGCGACCGGAACATGGTTGATCTCGACGTGTACAGCTACCCGGCTTGCATGACGTTTACGGTTCAAGAGGGTGAAGAGCCGATCCTGATGAACTCCCAACATCCGGTGATGATGCTGGAAGCCCTGGCTCCCAAACCGGGGATCACTCCGAGGCAAGAGGCTATCGCGCTAAAGAAGCTGTTTGAGGCTGTGAAACTCATCGCTCAGGCCACCGGCACCAGGGAGATTTGGTTCGCCTGCAAGGACGATTCATTGAACAAGTTTGTCGAGCACTACGGATTCGAGAAGATCACAGTCCCTATGTATCGGATCAAGGTTCCGCCAAAGAAACCCGCATAAAAGTGGACTGTAGAGCCTATTAGTAGAGGCCACACGTAAGCATGAGAATTTACACAAAATCTGTTCTGCTCTGGGACGCTTCCCGGCAGCGCTATGTGACCGATGAAGCGGAGAGCGAGTGGTATGAATACTGTGGCTCCTTAGCCCTTTGCAAGGGTGACAGTACCGCCAAAGCCGCTGAGCAACAGCAAGCGAACTTCAATGCTCAGCTCATGTCGATTTTCCAGCAACAATTTGGGAAGCAGTCGGCCATCATGGATTATCTCAAGGGCAAGATGCAGCCCATTATTGACGCTGGCGGCAAAGGCTACTCTGATGACGCTCTCGCAGCGATGAGGGCCAGCGCAACAGACACCCTTTCAAACGAATACCAGAACGCTCAAAAGGCTCTCCAGACGAAAGAGTTTGCTGACGGTGGGCGAGACCTCCCTTCAGGCACCAGCGCGCAGCTAGACGAGGCTCTGTTTAATGCTGAGGCCTCAGACAAGGCTGCTGCGGGAAACAACATCACCCTCGCAAATGAAAATTTAAAACAGCAGAACTATTGGAACGCGCTGAATGTCCTCTCGGGCGTAGGAGCGCAGTTCAACCCACTAGGTTATGCCTCGGCTGCAACTTCTGGTGGAAACACTGTCGCCAATCTGTCGTCGGCATATACCGCTTCGAATCAGTCGCAGCTCTTGGGTGCGCTCGGCGGCATCGCTGGCGGAATTGGAAGTGTGTTCGCTGGCTCGGGAACGAAGGCACTATTCGGCTGTTGGGTCGCCTCCACGATCTATGGCGGATGGCTGGCTCCAGACACGATCATGGTTCGCAATTACATCTTCGAGGACTTCGCCTCGACTTGGTACGGTCGCCCTGTGGCGTGGTTGTACTCCAGAACTGGTCAGTGGATTTCACAAAAGCCTGCTCTGGTTTCGATGTTGAGGCCGCTGTTCAACCTTGCTCTAACGAAAGCGCAGGAGAGATATGCGGGCGAGAACTAACAGACGCATCGAGGCACTGGCAGAGGCGATTGCTGCTTTCTCCGGCTACCTCGATCCGACAAGCGCATTGTACGCGGCCAGAAATCCCGGTGGATTACTTGCTTCGTCACTGGCTCATCAGAGAGATGCATTTGGAAATCGAATTTTCAGTTCTCTCTTAGACGGCTGGCAGGCGCTGTTGTACGACTTGGATGTGAAGTTGAGTGGAAATTCGAAAACACCACTCAGCCCAACAGACAACCTGTGCAGGCTTGCAGACGCGTTCGGGAAACCAGCAAAGTTCGCTTCGCACTGGGCAAAGTTTGTAAGGAAAGCTCTCAACGACAGCACTGTGTCCCCGGATACGACGCTGGCATTTTTTAAGGAATAAGCATGGCTGACGAAACAACTTACACGGACAGCATTGACGAAGGACAGAGCGTTCAAGCTCCTCCAGCTCTAACTGGACAGTCTGACGTAGCCCCAGGCCCACCTGACATGCAAGACGATCAGAGCGTCTCGGCTCCGTCTTCAGCTGTTACGGCAGCTCAACCAACTGGTCAGCCCTTGCTTCCGACCCCGACTCCAGATGCGGCTCCAGATCAACAGCCACGACTTTGGCAGCGAATTCTTACAGGTGCTCTTGCTGGCCTAGCTGGTGCTCAAGGGGCTAAGAACTTTGGTGGTGGACTTACTGGCGGTGCAGCTGGTGGACTCGCCTACATCCAGCAGCAAAAGGACAACAAGATCAAGACGGCTGAGGCTCAGTCACGCATCAAGTTCCAAGACGCTCAATCAGCGAGCTTGGCAGCAGAGACAGCCATCCGCGATAAGCAGCTCCACAACATGGATCAGGAACAACAGGACACTCACAACGCTAATGCGCTTGAGCAATTGAAGACCATGCAGGGATTGGGCTTGCAGCCAACTTTGGTTGTGGACAATCACGCTCAAGGTGCAACAGCCGGACTGCAACAGTTAACGGATTCTCACGGTGCGGTGCCTCCATTGTTCACGATTAATCTCGGTGACAAGATTGTCGGCTTCGACCTGGGCCAGCTCTCGCAGACTCCTCAGGCGTTGAATCAGGTAAATAAGATTCGAGCATTGCAAGGTCAACAGCCGTTCGACCCCAAGACCTGGGCACAGCTGCCGGCACAGGCAAAGAATGATCAGACCAATGCTGCATTCAGTTTCTTCAATCCAATGCCTTCAGAAGAGGGCTTGCAGGTTTACACAAATTATCTAAACACAGCTAAGGCTGGTCCAGATTCTCCAGACAAGGCCGCGAACGTAGCGAAGCTGCAAGGCGTCGTTACTCGTATGCAGACCGCTCTCGATTCTCAGAATGCTCGCGCTAACCAGCAGCTGGCAGCTAAGACTTCTGCTGAGGAACTGGCGAAACAGAACACTCCGCAGGGCCGCGCCACGCTGGCGAAGACTCTTGCCGAAGCTACCAAGGCGAAGGCTGATGCTGCTGGCGCAGGTACGGACAAGATGTGGGCGGAAGGAAAGAATCCAATCACAGGAGAGAGCCTCAACTTGAGCAATGCTCCAAATGAGATGTTGATCGACTCTCGCACAAATCAGCCTGTTCCGTTCAAGATGCTTTCAACGCTCAAGCCAACGCAGCAGGAGAGCAACCGCTCTGACTTCGCGGGTAGCGTTCTCCACTCGCTTGACCAGATTGATCAGCTACGGGCTGCGGGCAAGTTGCCCAACGGCCCTCTGTCTGGCTTGACTGCAAAAGCTCTCAGCAAGGCGGGCCTTGGCGATGAGGATGCTCAGAAGGCGATGAACTTCATTTCCTTCGCGCAGTCCGCAGCAACCGGAGCCCACGTGGGTGGACGGTTCAGCTCCGAGATCATGGACAAGATGAATCACATGATCGGCATCAACATGAACGACTCTCAGTTCAAGGGTGCGGAAGATTCCATTCGCAACGTCATGGATCAGTACGTCAAGCAAGGTGGTCGTCAGACAGTGGGCCAGTTCAAACAAGACATGCTCGGTTCGGTTGTCTCTGTAAAGGGTCAGCGCGTCAAGGTCACTGGCTTTGACAAGAACGGAAACATTCAGGGAGTGCCGGTACAGTAATGGGCGACCAATCACCAATCACGTTTAGTGTTCAGGACATCGACAAGCCGGAACAGCAGAACTCGGCGCAAGCCCAGCCTGTTCCTGGCGCGGCTCCGATTACGTTTTCGCCTTCGGCCATCGACAAGACCACCGCTTCGCCTTCGGTGAAGATGGTCGGGCCGGACGGCTCGACTCAGCAGGTGGCCCCTGCAAATGTGGCGGCGATGCGTCAGAAGAACTTCGCTCTGACACCGGACAATCCCAACACACAGAAGATGGTCACAGTGGACGGCAAGATCGCCTATGTTCTTCCGAACGAAGTGACGCAATTTGAAGATGCTGGCGGAACTCGCATTCTGCCTGATGGACGGTTCCTCGTTAAGAACATGCGCTCAGACAATACTGACTTTCCTGATTCCGTTCCTGATGTACGTGAACGGGCCGTGAACGTTGTTAAGGCTTTAGGCCCAGAACAGACCAGCAAAGCGATTGAGGCTGAGAAGAAATACTGGACTTCTAAAGAAGGACTGAAGGAAGAAGGCAAAGGCGCAATTAATGTTGCCCTCGTTGGCGGTGGAACGATGGCTGCTCTTGCAGCTCCAGCGGTTGCTGCTCGTGTACTTGGGCCTACAGTTATCCCGGTCGCTGGTGGAGCTGGTTTCGGTGGAGCTGCAGCAGGTGAGATCGCAGGGCCAAGTTTAGCCTCTCAGGCGGCAACTTGGGTTGGACGTCAGTTGCTGGCACATGGTGTCAAAACAGCGATGGGTGGATTAGGAATCGGTGGCGGAGCAGCCTTAGTTAATAAGTTATTTCATTGGTGGTAAATAGATGGATCAGACAGCCGTTCAACAAAACGAAAAACAGCTGGAACAGTTTGTCAGCCAAGCTGACAAAAAATTTGTCCCTCAGGTAGGGATCATGGCCCTTGCTCTGCTCACCGAGCAGATGGAACCTGACCAGTACAAACAGTTCCTCTCCGATTGCATAGACAATGCTGCCGATCTGCACAAAGCAAAACTCTTGGGTTTGAAAAATGTTGCAGGATCACCGTCTGCTGTCCCTGAAGGGTCAGAGGAGGACGAAGAAACGGGGGACAGCACCAATGGGTAACAAAGTTACAAGCCTGATTTCGTCCACAGCCGCTCTCAAGTGGCTATTGGGTGTGACGTTGACCGGACTGAGCACGATTTCGGGGTTCGTTATGAAGAGGCTATTCGGAGCGGCAAAGGCCAAGGTTCAGCAATTCGAGGACGGCATCGCGGCCATCAACAGCAAAGTGGATTTGGCGGTGAACAATCACCTGCACACGATCCAGGACAACACTGCGGAGACGAACAGAATCCTCACGGATATGTCGAAGTCGCAGGCTGAGCTGGTGGGCTACCTGAAGGCAAAGGCCGAGGACGGCAGGATCTAATTTTTCGAGACTTTGAGGGCCTTGCAGACATCCTTGACCGCATTCCCTAGCTTTCTGGTCGCTGTGTGAAACACCACGTCTCCACTCGGTGTGGCATACACAGTCATTTCCCAACTTACATCGCTTTGTTGAGCCTCTAGAATGTAATTCGCGGTCGTCGCGTCCAGAGTAAGCACCACGCCGGAGCACTTTTTCTCCATCTCGCGAGCTATGTCTGCACTCGGGATGTTGGAACTTGGGGTCAGTGAAACTCGCGTTTGTCCACCCCAAGCAAAAGTTGATATCGCGAGCATCGCCAAAGGAATAAGAGTTTTTCTCACGCTGCCTCCCGCTGGTTATATACGGCTGAGATTATGCCTTAGTCAATCTCGGGCGACATTCCTCAAGAAATTCCCCGACTTCCTAGCACTTTGTAGGGCGACCCGATCTCCCGATTTAGGGCCGTACCACACTCTACAGAGGAATCTATGCCAACGACTCCAGGCGTGACGATCACAGGAAAATTAGAAGACCTTGCAGGCAATAACAACGCGGGCAAGTTGATCTGGACTCTCCAGAACTTTGGCGATTTCCCTCCACGGGTTTCTGGCACCATGATGCTGACTCCGGTTAGGATCACAACCCAGGCCGCAGCAGATGGCACATTCAGCCAAGTGTTATGGGGGAATTATCAACTCGCTCCATCGAACACCTTCTACCAGTGCGAAATACAGGGAGCGGACGGAAGCCAAGTGGTCGTTGCGGCCTTCCAATTCAATTCCAGTGGGTCATTCGATCTGAGCACGATGGTGCCTATTTCTGGTTCCAATCCCCCGATCTTCATTCCTACGGCTGTTACATCATTCAATGGCAGAACCGGTACTGTTCTCCCTGCAAACGGAGACTACAGCTTTTCACAAATTTCGGGCACAGTTGCTGCTTCGCAGCTTCCAACTCCCACGGCACTCACTCTCGGTGGTGTGGAGTCACTCGCAGCGGTAACGAGCAAATGGATTGACAGCATTTCTACAAGCGGTGTGCCCCATGCGAGTCAACCCGCTTTCTCTGACATTTCCGGAACCGTTGCGGCCTCACAATTGCCAATTCCCGGCCCGACTTCGCTTGGTGGAGTCAAGTCTCTAACCGCAAGTTCTCACTTGTTCATCACCGGACTCGGTACAGATGGTGTGTTGACCACGGCTCAGCCGGCATTCACAGATATTTCGGGTACTGCATCTGTCGGGCAAATCCCAAGCCTACCAGCATCGCAAATTACCTCTGGCCTTCTGGCTTTAGCGCGTGGAGGCACTGGTGTTGATCTCTCTGCCTCTGGTGGAACAACTGCCATTCTGGCGCAGGACGCTTCACACGTCATCTCAGCTCGAAACCTTGTGGCCGCAGACATCCCGAATATCTCTGCGCTGAAAATTACTTCGGGTCTTCTGGCCCTGGCTCAGGGTGGAACTGGAGCCGATCTCTCTGCCACTGGTGGAGCAAGCCAGGTGCTCAAGCAAACAACGCTCGGCGGCACCATCACGGTCGGACAGTTGGCTTTTTCAGACATCTCAGGAACTGCTGCTGCAAGTCAGCTCCCGAATCCGAGTGCATCAACTCTTGGCGGAATTGAATCCATTGCTGCTGTCTCACACAAATGGATCAATTCAATCAGCACCAGCGGTGTGCCGAATTTAACTCAGCCAGCCGCTGCTGATCTGAGCGATGGGACGATTGGGACAGGCTCCCATGTTCTGATGGCAACTACCGTTACAGGTTCCGGCACCCAAGCTGTACTTGCCGTTAGCCCTAATCTATCTGGTGCGGTGCTTACCGGAACGACAACGCTTGCTGGAACAGCAGTCCCCGATACTGCCGGTGGTGAAAATCTCGGTTCAGCCTCGCTGCCCTTCGGGAACCTCTACATCGGTGGAGCGGCAACAAATAACATCAAAGTCACGGGCACAGCCACGGCTGCAAGGACGCTCACAATCCCGGACGCGGACACAATAACTGTGCAGCCATTCGGAGGAGTGGCACATCAGTTCGTCACTTCGATCCAAACAACTGGACAAGTACTCTCCGCTCGAGTGCAGGCTTCTGATTTGCAGGACGGAACCACAGGTTCCGGTTTGGTTGTATTGGCCACATCACCGGCGCTCGTCACTCCGACGCTTGGAGTTGCGAGTGCAACGTCAATTAACAAAATGGCGATTACGGCTCCGGCAACAAGTTCAACTCTCGCTGTTGCTGATGGCAAAACCCTCACTGCCAACAACACGCTCACATTCGCCGGAACAGATTCGACAACGCTGACATTCCAAGGAAACGGAACTGTCGTCAATCGCGATTCAACAGACACGCTCACTCATAAGACGATTGACACGGCAGGAACGGGAAACCATATTCAGTTGGGTGGAGTCGATCTTCCAGCCTCGATCGGCACCAGCGGCCAAGTCCTCACGAACAGCAGCGGCGTCCTGGCCTTCACTACGGTTTCAGGTGGAGGCGGAGGAACTCCAGGCGGAGCCACTAACAGTATCCAGTACAACGATGGCACCACTTTCGCTGGAAGTATGTGCCTAACGCCAGCTGGCACTATTGCGCCTAATGCTGTGTTCAAGAGTTCCATCAAGACCTTCAGTGCGACTGGAAACAGCGACCTGTACACCTGCCCGGCCAATAAACGAGCCATCGTCACTGAAATGACCGTCTTTAACGGCCACGCTACCAACTCGTCAACACTGGTGGCAATGCTGAAAATTGGTGGGGTCTACTACCCGGCCTCAGCTTCAGCTTCAGTCGGTGCTCAGCAAACAGGTAGCCGGTCTGTAACATACGTCCTTGAGGCGGGCGAGATTCTCGCCGTCAACATGACGCAGCAGCCATTCAACGTAGTGGTCAGCATCATGGAGTTTGACAACACTTCTAACCTGAAGTCGGCCAAACTCACGACTCCGACATTGGCCTCTGGCGACAACACTATCTACACCGTTCCGAACGGCAAGTCCGCACTGGTTCTCAACAACACCCTAACCATGTGCAGCGGAACTCAGGGAACATTCACCGCTGGTAACAACTCGGGTGGGAACATCACTTACAAGTGGAATGTGGTTCCCAGCGGCGGTTCGGTCGGCACAACTAACCAGATGTCAGCATCTGTAACGATTAGCAACGGGGCTGGAAGCAGCCAGACTCTGACCGGATTCACAATGGGAGCCGGGGACTTCATCAGCGTGAATGCCTCGGCAGGTACGTCAGATCAGATTGCCTTCGTAACAGTGGTCGAGATCTAAAAGCAGAGCGGGTGACCCGAAGGCCACCCGCTTAACTCGCACGTCTCTCCGGCTGTTCATAATGGAAATATACCGGGCACTCATGAAGCTTTTCCATGATTGTGAGGATTCGCCCTTTGGGACTCGCAGCAATCAGCAGCCCACATCCGATGCAATACGACTCGATCAGCTTTACGCAGTGCGGACTTTTCTTCCGAACTGACAATGAATTGTTGGAATCCACACTTACGTGGATGCGATTTTGGGGAGGAGAGACTCTGAAATTCTTTCCAACGCTCCTCGAACTGGCAGCATCAGAACTTACTAAGTAGGGGAGCTGTGGAAACAAGGGCCAAACAATCAGATTTATTTCTGGTAAAATCTGCCTCCAGCAGTATGAGGAGAAGACGACCCACTTTCCGGACAGATGAAGTCGTTCCCCAGAGCGGAATATATCGCGTCCGGCATCAGAAGCATCGCCTCCCGCATGAAGTTACTCTCCTAAAAGACCAGCAATTCCCAAGGTGCTCCAAGTGCCAGAATGCTGTTTCATTTGAATTAGTCCGGGCAGTACAAGCAGAGAATGAGCTTGCAAGAGGCGAATCCGTTCGCATCTATTTATATGAACTCCCTGCATTTGAGGAAGACCAGCTAGTCGCGGTCTAAGAACTTTAGGCTTTCTTCTGATGGCTACCAGCTAAAGTTTCCAAGCAGTTTTGTGCCGCCGATTTGGCGTCCTCGAAAGTGTATTCCTGGCCCCAATGAACGATGGCAGCAGACCCGACCCGCTGGACGATCCAGTGGAAAATCTTGGCATTGTGGCGCGCATCGAGAAGAATGTCTGCGATGTAATTGCCAAGAACAAGCCTCGTGTTTTCAGGCTCTTTAACCTGCCTCGCCGCTGCAACCAAGTGAACCGCCTTTGTCACACACTAAGCCCCGGCTCTGGGGATGAGCCACTCGCATTAAGATACCTTAATAGTGAAATTGGTTGCACAGGAGAGTACCGGAACGGTAACGCCTTTCGGATCGTCCCACCGTTACCAAAGTCATACGGCCTGTTCGCCAAGTTTACAAAGAATATGGCATCTCAGGTTAGAGTTTCACAAATGAGGTAGAAAGACCCGTCATGATTAACAAGTCTGAGAACCTGACCCTCCAAATCAAGCACCTGTCTGATGAAATAAGACGGTTGGAGCAACAGCTCAAATCAGAACCCGCGCCAGACCCGCTTGTTTTGAATGACTTCCGACACGCGGTGGACAATATACGCCTGACCGCGTGGAGCGTTAGCGAGCTTCTCAATGCTCACCAAGTCAACAAAGACCCGAATACCGTGTTGGCCTTTCTTTCGGCAGAACGCGTGCGCAGGTTTGACCAGTTGGTAAAGAACCTCTGCGCGGATATTGAAAGGGGCTTGATTACAGTACAGACGAATGGAATGCAGTCGCTGGGCGAGTCCGTTAACAGTCTCCAGCAGCATCTAGCTCAAGCCGCCAAGAAGCGGTCGCATGCTTATAAAGTGAGAGAAGCTGCTAGTTGAATTGTTTTAATGATCCAGATTTGCGTGCCGCCTCGTAGGGGGCAATGAAGCCTTTCCGGCTATGATTCTGCACGATCCCTGGGACTTAACAGCCCTATCCAACACGATCTACACCGAATAAAGTTCGTGAAATTTGTTACCACTCGGGACATAACTTCTGTGTCTGAACCAGCGGCTGAAGTCGCTCGAAGACAAAAAGGAGACAGAAGAAAATGACGAAGGCAATGGAAACTTACATCAAGCAGATCGAGAAGAAGTACGCGAAGAAGCCCCGCGTGGCGTGGCTGCATAAATGGGTGCTCGAAGCGTTTGCCGGGTACGCCTCACTCGCCAGCTATGAGAAGGCTCTGAAGGCAAAGGGATTGAGCAAGCACACGGTGTACGCTCGTGTGAGCGTCGTGCGTCGTTACCTGAAGACCACCGGGAAATTCCCGAAGGCCCAGGCCGCTCCTCTTGCGAAAGCAGCGTAAAGGAGTCGGAGCAGTTTCCGCCAGCCAGCCATTTCCCCCGGCTGGCTTTTTTGTTTCAATTTCTATGCTTCATGTCCCTGAATGCTTCCTGCTTAGTGGCACCTTCGCCGACGATAACAATGTCCATAAACTCTTTCAAAGCATCTATTTCCGCTTCGGGACAAACAAGGCAGTCTAAGTGACCGCCAGTTCTCAGCACCATGTAATAGCGTTTTTTCATGGCCCAAATACTCCTTACTTTGGCCATTCTGCGCGTGTGCAGCACTTGTGTCAACCGGGCCAAGAAAGCCTTCTAAAACTTCGCGCTCGCAAACACCGAGTTTAACTGCTGCTGCACCTTGTCCTTTTGCGCACCCTTCAGATAGCGCATCACCGATTTCAAGTCCGTGTGCCCTGTCTGGGACATAAGCGTGACCAAGCTCATACCGCTCTCAAGTGCCCAGGTGCAGTAAGTGGCGCGAAAACGGTGAAGCCTCCAACCGTCTGGATCAAACCCGGCCTTCTCCGCATACTTCTTCACGGCTTCCAGCCAGTGATTGTCCGGCTTGTCGTTTGACGTGCCGAACACGAACCGCGTTTTGGGATTCTGTTCCCGCCACGCCTTGAGTTTCACGCAGAGGTCGTCCACGAGGCTGACCGTCCTTCCCTTCCGCTTCTTTGGCCGGAAACCCAACTCCACCTTCTCTCCAATGCGAAAGGTCTTACCGTCCAAGTTCACGTCCTTCCACTCCAAGTGATTCAGTTCCCGGTAGCGCATACCAGTTTTGAGCAGCGTCTCGAACACTAGCCTATAGTAAGGATCGTCGACCACCTTGAAGAACGCTGCCATTTCCTCTTGGGTGTACGGCTCCGGCTCCTCGGTGGTAAAGGTCGGTTGCTGCCTCTTCGGCACCAGTTTCTTCAGGTCAACTTCGGCTGCCCGAAGCACCGTTCCCAAGGCCACATAGCGGTTGTAAACAGTCCTGTCAGACAGGCCTTGCTTCCGGCAGGCATTGACGAAGCGCAGGACGTCAGTCACGGTGATCTCTTCCGGGAACGTCGGAGTCACCTTCAGGAAAGTTTCGATTACAGCATTGTAGAGAGCCAGTCCATCCGCAGAGGGAGTTGTCAGTTTCAAGTCCACAAGGAACTGGTCAGTGAAGTCCTGCACCGTTCTACGCTCAGGCTTAGCGAAGTTCGGCAGAGGAGTTCCATCCATTCGCGAGACCAACGCTGCCTCTTTGCGCGTCCGCTCGTTTATAGCGTCCGTCAGACTATTGCCGGAGACCTTCTGCCACTTCTTCCGACCAGCCTCATACCACGAAAGATACCAGCGGCTCGGCGTGTCTGGTGACACAGTCAGCCGCTTGCCCTTGACCTTTACTAACTCGGGACTTACCCGACCCTTCGTGTCCACAACAGGGACGCACATCCGCCAAGAGCCTTCCAGTTTGACCGAGCGCAGCAAAGCGACCCGCCTGTTTCCGTAACGTGCCATCCAATCTCCTCCTAGATCCCTAGTACCGGGAAGGAGAGAGATTCTGTCCGAAAAAAGTCAAAAAGACAGTAAAACGCCTTGTTGCAACTGGTTGCTAGGGAGCCGCTAAACGGCTCTAGGAGTGGGTCTTAAAAAATATCTGAAGAATTTCTGGTGCCGAAGAAGGGACTCGAACCCCCACACCCTTGCGAGTACATGGACCTGAACCATGCGCGTCTGCCAATTCCGCCACTTCGGCATTGAATGAGGCGCCAGACAAACACCGGCGCTTG